AATCATTCAGTCTTGCAGGTCTCAGAAAAGGATTGGATGACCCGCGTGGTAACCTCATGCTCACCTACCTTGCAATTGCTCGGAAATTTAATCCCAACTGGGTCGTTTGGGAAAATGTCCCTGGGGTCTTGTCCTCTAACAATGGAAAAGATTTCGGAACTTTCTTATGTGGATTGGCAGAACTCGGGTATGGGTTCGCCTACCGCGTTCTTGACGCTCAATACTTCGGAGTGGCCCAGCGACGGAAGCGTGTGTTCGTTGTCGGATGTCTTGGAGGCTGGCGACGTGCCGCAGCGGTTCTTTTTGAGCGCGCGAGCCTGTCAGGGCATCCTGCGCCGAGCCGAGAAGCGGGGGAGGCAGCTCCCACCATCCCTAGCCGCCGCTCTGCAGGCGGTGGCCTCGGGACGGACTTCGACTGTGACGGCGGCCTGATTCCGTCAACGGGCGACATCTCGCATGGCCTGAACGCTGGAGGCATGGGGCGGATCGACTACGAGACGGAGACGTTGATTACGCACGGTCTCCGCGCGGGCCTGGGCCCGAACTTAGTCGGCGCTGTCGCCTTCGATGCGCGGCAGAGCGACGTCATCCAGTACGGCGAGCAGAGCGGGCCGCTCGACACGGACGGCCACACGATCGGGATTTTGACAGGGAGTAGCAATTATGCCGATGCCGCGCAAGCCGGCCCCGTTGAAGCACTGCGAGCAATGCGGCACCAGGCTGGCGAGGGCATGCAAGTCCGTAGATTGACGCCCGTTGAGTGTGAGTTTCTACAGGGATTTCCACGGAACTACACACTGATCGACTACCGCGGCAAGCCTGCCGCGGACGGCCCCCGTTACAAGGCGTTGGGCAACTCCATGGCGGTGCCCTGCATGTACTGGATTGGCCGCCGGATTCAGATGGTTGAGGAGATTGTCGGCGGCGATGTCGCGTGAGTAGATGTTGAAGTCGAAGCGCGAGAGGGCTGTGGCTGGGACAAGATCTTGAGTATTTCTCGTGCGGCATCAGCCCGCGCGGCTGCGCGGCGAGGCCGTCGTCGTAGCGTAGGTGCGTGGGTTGCGCCGCGACTGTCGATGCGTCTGGCACTATGCGTTTCCGCGACCCGTCACACTGGCGGGCGCAGTGCCGCGCCTACGCGGGGCGGGACGTCGAGGTGGTGGTGCGCGCGGCGTCGGGCCGCAGCCAGGCCGCCAATCGGCGCTACTGGGCACTGGTCACCGTCGCCGCTCGCAGTTTGGGCTGGGACGACGGCCCCCAGGCGCTGCACGAGGCTATCGCCCAGCAGCTGCTGGCGCTCCCGCCTGACCCCCGCACCGGGTTGACACGTCGGCAGCGCACCCCCGCGCTGCGCTCGGCGCAGTTCGCTGAATACGTCGACACCGTGGAGGCGTTCCTGACGCACCTGGGCGCCGACCTGACCGGCTGGCAGGACGAGGCGGCCGCGTGAGCTGCGCGACCGAGGCGTGCGTGCCAGAGTCGTGCGCGCTGGTGGGCGGCTGCGTGCCGCTCCGATTCTGGCGTGACAGGGAGCGGCAGCGGCAGGCCGAGCAGCAGGCGCGCCAGGCGGCGCCACGGCGGGCAAACAATCCGAGGAAGACCGCACCGCGATGAACCCCAACCTGAAGCGTGGCGGCTCGCCAGGGCGACCCAAGGGCGTGCCCAACAAGATCACCGGCGAGGTGCGCGCCATGCTCATGGAAGCGCTCGACCGGGCCGGCGGAGCCGACTACCTGCTGCAGCAGGCGCAGGCCAACCCCAGCTGCTTCATGGCGCTGGTCGGCAAGTGCCTGCCGACGCGGGTCGAGGGCGACGCCGAGGCGCCGGTGACGATTGTAGTGAAGCGCCCGTGGTGAAGCGGGACGACGCGGCGCCGCCGGCGGTCGGGGTCAGCGGCCCCTGGCGGGGTTTTGGCGGGCGCGGACGAGACCCCGTGCGCGCCGCGATTGATGGCGCGTTCACAACGCCTGTTCATCTTCTGCGGGCGCCGTATGAGGCGGCGTCGCGCCCGTGGTTGCGCGGGCCGCGGTCTGAGCGGAGGCCACGATGATCACCAAGCGCGCGGATCGCGCGATTGCGCGGGCGGTGTCCGATGGGCTGGTGCCCACCGATGGGTGGCCGACCCGTCACGTCTACCTTGACGACGACGCGCCGGCCATCGCGCGCGTCCGCGCCGTCATGGATGGACTCACGGCGGTGCCCGACGCGGCGGTGTTCCGCGTCGTGAGCGACGTGGTCGCGCTGCGGCGCGTGCGGCGCCGTGAACGGTATACGCGGCGCGCGAGTGTGGTCGCGTGGGGGTGACGACGACGGTCGAAACGGACCTGGGCTACGCGCCACGCCCGGAGCAGGTGACCCTGCACAAGGCGCTAGAGCGTTCTCGCTTCACAGTTGCCGTGTGCCACAGGCGTTTGGGGAAAACCGTTGCGGCAGTCCATCACGCCGTGTTCGTCGCGTTGGAAAACGAGCGCCCGCGCACGCGCTGCTACATCATCCTGCCGACGCGCCTGCAGGCCCGACAGGTGGCCTGGGACTACCTCAAAGCGGCGACGCGCGACATTCCCGACGCCGAGCAGCGCGAGAGCGACCTGGCGGTGAACCTGCCCAACGGCGCGCGCGTGCAGTTGGTGGGCGCCGACAACCCCGACGCGCTCCGAGGTATCTACGCGGACTTCGTCGTCCTCGACGAGTTCGGGATGCACCAGAGCAATGTGTTCTCTGAAGTGCTCCGTCCGGCGCTGGCCGACCGCAAGGGCAAGGCGTTGTTTCTGGGCACGCCCAACGGACGCGGGCCGTTCTACGAAATCGCGCAGCACGCGCAGCGCACCGAGGGGTGGGCGTATCTGGAGTTCAAGGCGAGCGAGACGGGCCTGATGGACGAGGCCGAGCTGGCCGACGCGCGGCGCAGCATGACAGCCGACGAGTATGCACAAGAGTGGGAGTGCTCATTCTCGGCAGCCGTGCGCGGCGCTATCTACGCGCGCGAACTGGAGCAGGCGCGCGCCGACGGGCGCATCACCCGCGTGCCGGTGGACCCGGCGCTGCCGGTCGACACCGACTGGGACTTGGGCATGGGCGATGCCACGAGCATTGTGTTCAGCCAGTGGCTGCGCTCGGGCGAGGTGCGCGTCGTGGATTTCTATGAGGCCACCGGCGAGGGCTTCCCGCACTACGCGCAGGTGCTACAGCAGCGCGGCTACGCCTACGGGACGCACTGGGCGCCGCACGACATCGCGGTGCGCGAGCTGGGCACCGGCAAGAGCCGTTTGGAAGTGGCCGCCAGCTACGGGCTGAAGTTTCAGGTGACGCCGCGCCTCACGGGTGGGCACAACGAGGTCGAGGACGGGATACACGCGGCGCGGCTGCTGCTGGCGCGCTGCTGGTTTGACGCCGACAAGGCTGCGCCGCTCATCGACGCGCTGATGCACTACCGGCGCGACTACAACACGCGCCTGCAGGAGTTCAAGGCGACGCCAGTGCATGACTGGGCGTCGCACGCGGCTGATGCGTTTCGCGGCCTCGCGGCACGGCACAAGACGCCGGCGAAGCCGAAGCAGACAGTGGACGACCTGTTCGGTGGCGCGGTGGCGTCGTCACAGTGGAGCTGGGCGTGATGGCTAAGAAAGACGCACAGACGGTCGCCGACGCGATCAAACGGTTCAAGCGGTCGCGCGACGCCTACGAGCGGCAGCGCGACCGCGAGCGGGACGACCTGGCGTTTCAGGTGCCCGAGTTGCAGTGGGATGCCGAAAGCCGGCGCGCGCGCGAGGGGTCGGTGGTGGGCAACGTCGCCGTCCCGCCGCGGCCGACGCTGTCGATCAGCAAGCTGGACCAGCCGATCCAGATCGTGCTGAACCAGCAGAAGGCGGCGCGCCTCGGTGTGCAGGTGCATCCGGTGAGTGAAGACGCCGATGCCGACACGGCGGAAATGATCCAAGACCTCTACCGGAGCATCGAGCGCGACAGCCGGGCGCAGATCGCGCGGGGCTGGGCGTTCGACCGGGCGGTGAAGGCGGGGTTGGGGTTCTACCGCGTCAACACGGTCTATGACGAGCACGGCGGCAACCCGTTCGACCAGCGCGTGGTGATCGAGCGCATTCTGCAGCAGGACCAGGTCTACCTCGACCCGTCGGCGCAGATGCCGGACTGGTCGGACGGCGAATATGCGTTCCTCTGCACCTGGCTGAGCGTCGACCGATTCAAGCGCGAGTATCCCACGAGCGCGTTGGCGGACTACGACGACCGGGCGCTGCAGGCGCTGGTGCGCGAGGTGCCCGACTGGGTGCGCGTCGACGGCGACGACCAGAGCGCGGTGCTCATCGCGGAGTATTGGCGCGTGGAGTCGGTCGCGCGCGAGTATGTCGGGCTGGCGGACGGCCGCGTCGTGTTCGCCGACGAGCTGACGCCCGACGAGGCGGCGCTGGTGCCGGCAGACGCCCCGCGTCGCGCCGTGAAGGTGCCGAAGGTGTGGTGGTCGGTGATCAACGGCGTCGAGGAGCTGACCGAGCCACAGGAGTGGAACGGCCGCTATATCCCGATCATCCCAGTCGTCGGCCGTGAGCTGCAGCCGTTCGACGGCGAGCGCCGGTTCGTCGGCATGATTCGCCCGGCGAAGGACGGCCAGAAACTGTTCAATTTTGCCGCGTCCAACGCCGTCGAGATTGCAGCGCTCGAGCCGCGCGCCCCGTTCCTGCTGGCCGAGGGCCAGGACGAAGGCTACGAGCAGATGTGGGCGCAGGCGAATACCCGCAATTTCCCGACGCTGAAGTACAAGCCCACGACGATTGCGGGCCAGCCGGCGGCGCCGCCGCAGCGCGTGCCGGTGGACGCCTCGCGGATGAACACGTCGATGTCGCTGATGCAGCAGGCCGACAGCTTCATCCAGGCGACCACGGCCGTCTATGACCCGTCGCTGGGGCGCCTGAGCGCCGGCGAGCGCAGCGGACGCGCGCTCCTGGCCCTGCAGCAGCAGGCGGACACGGCGACAAGCCACTACCTCGAGTCGCTGGCGTCGATTGCGATGACCTACGAAGCGCGAGTGGTGCTCGACCTGTTGCCGCGCATCTATGACCGCCCCGGCCGGATCGTGCAGCTGCTGGACGGCCAGGACGATCACCGGCAGGTCATGGTGAACCAGCCGTTCGTGCGGGGCCGCGACGGGCGCCCGGTGCCCGCGCCGCTGCCGATGGGTGGAGCAGAGATGGCGCCGTCGCAGGTGACGCACTACGACCTCGCGCGCGGCGTGTACAACGTCAGCGTGTCGGTCGGGCGCAGCTACCAGACGCGCCTCGAGCAAGGGGCCGAGGAGTTGGGCCAGATTCTGACGGCGTCGCCCGGCCTGATGCCCCTGATCGGCCCGACCTACTTCCGGTACCGGGACTTCCCTGGCGCGCGGGAAGTGGCCGACATTCTGAAGCGACAACAGGCGCAGCAGTTCCCCTACCTCGCGGCCGATGGCGAGAACGGCCCGCCGCCGGAGCACCTGGTCCCGCAGCTGCAGCAGCAGGTCCAGCAGCTCCAGCAGCAGCTCGGCCAGGCGGCCGACATGATCAAGGGCGAGCAGGTGAAAGCGCAGGCCGCGCTCGCCGAGGCGCAGCTGAAAGCGCAGGCGGACCTCGAGCGCGAACGGGTGAAAGCCGACGCGGAGCGTCAGCTGCAGGCGATGCAGGCGGACGCCGAACGGCAGCTGCAGGCGATGAAAAACGCCGCGCAGATCGAAGTGAAGAAGATCGACGCGTTGACGAAGGGGTTCGTCGTTGACGGGGCTGCGGGTGACGCCGTGCGGGTCGACAACGAGGGGATGCGCGCCGCGGGGGCGCCGGCCGCGCGGAGCGCTCAGGACGTGGCGCTACTGCTGCAGGCGATGCGGAACCCGACCGCGCCTGTGCAGATGCGCGTCGTGCGCGACGCGCACGGGCTGATTGCGGGCCTCGAGGTGGTGCCGTCGGCGCCGCCGCCCGCGCCCGTTAGCGTGCCGGAGGAGGCGTAGATGATCGAGCGCAGCGCAGCCGTGCGCGCCCGCGCCGCCGCCCTGATGGCGGAGGTGTTGACGGGCGGCACGTTGACGGTCTATGACGGCCCGCGGCCGGCGCCAGACGCCCCAGCGACGGGGATCGCACTGGCGACGTTCGACGTGGGGCCGTGCGTGCTGCACGAGCCCGGCGTCGTGATCACGCACGAGGTCGTGCCGCGGCCAGGCCTTCTGCGCGCGGGGCGTGCGGTCTGGTTCCGGGTCACGGACGCGTCTGGCGCGCCCGTGCTGGACGGCGACGTCGGTGAACCGGGCAGCGCGGCGGCCGACCTCGAGGTGCCGCACGCAACGCTCACACCCGCGATGCGCCTGACCATTCCACAACTTGTGTATTCCGAGGTCTAAAAATGGCTACCAACCCAAAGCGCTCGAACGCCGCTGTCAATGCCGCCGCGGACGCCGTGTGCCCGCTGGTAAACAACGGCTATCTTCGTATTTACAACGGCACGCAGCCAGCCACGGCTGACACGGCCATCAGCACGCAGACGCTGCTGGCCGAGTTGCGGTTCAACACGACGGCGTTTGGTGCGGCGTCTGCGGGAGTCGCCACGGCGAACGCGCTGACGGCGGACAGCAGCGCCGACAACACCGGGACCGCGTCCTGGTTCCGAGCGCTCAAAAGCGACGGCACGAGCGCTGTGTTCGATGGCAGCGTCGGCACCAGCTCGGCCGACCTGGTGCTCAACAGTGTGTCGATCAGCGCTGGCGCCTCGGTGAGCGTCACGGCATTCACCTACACCGAGAACAAGGGCTAGTCACCGTGCGGATCACGTCTCTGACGACGTGCGCGG